TACGCTCCTCATCGACGGCCCGACGTTCGGCTGCACGCCAGGAAGCGATAGCGTCCCGTTCGGCTTCCGTCAGGGGCGCCTTGCGACGGAGCGCGTACAGGCGGTCGCGTGCGGCCCAGATGAGGAGTAGGTCAGCGAGGGTCATGCGGCTCTCCTTCGGCCCACGGCGGCCCGCATCGCATTGTCTAGCGCGTACTGCGTCCGATGCGCCGTGGTGTGGCCGGGTCGGCGGGCGCACCGTTCGCGGGCGTAGCGCATCCACGCGCCGCAGGTCGGGCGGTCGCTCGGGCAGACGTGCCGGACCCCGTGACGGGTGCCCTCGCGCCACGACTTGCCGCCCCACCACACCGGCTGACGACAGACGACACAGGCTCCCGGAAGGCGGATCAGCATCGCGAGCCCGCCAGCGCCGCGCGCTCCCGCTGCTCCGATGACGGCGAGCGATGACCGCCGACGTGGCCGCGCCCGCGACCGCACGGGCCACCAGAGCGCGCCAGGGTGCCCCGACACGGCTCGGGCTTGCCCTTGCGGGGTCGGAGGTCGTGACCGCGGCCGGCGCCCCCCTTGGCGGCAGGTGGCACGCGGACACCGGCAGCCACGGCGAGACGAGCGGCGCGCTGGACGGTCTGCACCATGATGCCGAGGTCGCGCGCGCAGCGGGATCGGTTGCCGTTGTGGCCGCGCAGCCTGTCCACGATGTAGCGGGTCCGCGCCGTGAGGGTCCAGTACGGGTCCGTCTCGATGACGAGCCGGGTGGGGAGGCCGGGTTGGCTGAGGCGTAGGGCGCTCATGCTTCGACCAGTTCGCGCTCATCCTCGGGAGCGACGGCGTCCAGCCACGAGGCTTCCTGGTAATCGTCACGGGTCAGCGCGTGGAGGTTCTTGACCGCCTGCCGATAGTAGGACGGCTTGAGCTCGATCCCGAGGCCTCGTCGCCCGTTGCGAACGGCCGAGTAGACCTCGGAGCCGACGCCCATGAACGGCGTCAGGACCGTCTCGCCGGGGTTCGACCACAGGACGATGGTCCGGTCGATGACATCCAGTTGCAGCGGGTGGACGTGCTTCTCATCCTCCTCATCGCGCGACGCCCGGAACGGGAGCACGCGGTCAAGCCGAACGTCATCCCAGAAGGCCGATGCGTACTGTCGCCATATCCAATGGCTGTAGCGGTTCTCTATCTGATTGCCCTTCCAGCCCCGGTATCGGTGCAGCTCGTGAGGGATCTCGCGTGCGCCGGCGTAGGTGTCGAGACCGGTCGGATGGGATACCGGGACGGGGTTCTCGCCCTTGCGCCGGAACACGAGCAGGTAGTCGGCCGAGGCCACGGAGCATCGGGTCGAGTCGTCCACGATGGTCTTGTGGGCGAGGCTCTTCGTCATCGTCCGGTTGCGGACGGCAAGCGGTTCCTTCCAGACGTGATACCGCGCGACGTAGGTCCAGCCGATGGACTCGTGCAGGCGGATCAGGTCGCCAGGGAAGTCGCGCAGCCCGTCGCCCTTGCCGGTGTTCGAGGTCGGGATGTCCATGCAGTGGACGGCGGTCATCCGGCCCGGCATGGTCAGCCGGTGAAGCTCCTCAACGAAGTAGCCGTAGTGCGTGAGAAACTCCGGGTAGCCGGTCGAGTTCGACAGGTCGCGCTCGCTCGAGCTGTACTGATACAGGCCGGCGAATGGTGGCGAGTAGACCGACAGGTGGACCGATCCGTCCGGGAGCGTAGGCATCACTTCCATGCTGTCGCCGTTGTAGATGGCATACTCCGGGGTGATGGTCTGGTCTAGGACAGCCACGCGGGCACCTCCACTTTCTCGGTGTAGTCGTTGGTCCGCTGGACTGCCAGCGCGTCCCCCATGTGCGCTACCAACGCACTGAACATTCGGTCAGCCTGGTCGGCCTTGCGTTGCAGGTTCTCCAGCGCGTTCCGCCCGCCCTCTGTGGTCACGATGTCCACGATCACCGGCTCGGTCTGGCCGAAGCGCCACATCCGCCGGACGGCCTGGTAGTACTGCTCGTACGAATGGCTCGGGAAGAACGACATCCGGTGCGCGTGCTGCCAGTTGAGGCCCCATGCGCCGATCTTCGGCTTGGTCACGAGGACTCGGATCTCCCCACGAGTGAACGCCATCAGGGCCTCTTCCTTGGCGTCCGAGTCATCGGACCCGCTCACCTGAACGGCGCCGGGGATGAGCTTGGCGAGTAGGTCGCCTTCGGCGTTCAGGTGGCACCACGCGACCGCCGACTTGGCATCAGACATCAGTTCCGCCACGGCCTCGCAGCGTTCGTTGATGGTCCGCCGTTGCTCGTCGCGTTCTTCGTGGATGCCGATAGCCGGCAGGTTGAACAGCGTTCCCTCTGGTCGAGAGTTCGCATCCACGATGTGCTGGCGGTGCTCGAGCGGCGGCAGGATGAAGCCGTCGTCATCGAAGCCGAGGTCGGACGGCCGCCGAACCGATCGCGCCCATGAGCAGACCCAGCGCCAGAACGCATCTTCGGCGTGGCCCTTGAAGCGCCACTGTTGACCGGCGAACGCACGAGGCGCGCCGTATCCGCGCCAGCGGCCTTTGGTGTCGCTCGTGTTGTTCTCGTTGCGGAAGAAGCGATTGAGCATGTCCATGTGGCCGAGGTAGCCGAGCGCCTCGCTGGACGTGCCGAGTTCGATGTAGTCGTTCGGCGCAGCGGTCGCCGTGCAGAGCAGGCGATACCGCATCTTCCGCATGTACTCGGTGACGAGCGCCCGATGGACGCCATCGAATGACTTGATAGCCGACGACTCATCGCAGACCATCCCGCCGAGGTCGGCAGGGTCGAACAGGTGCAGCCGTTCGTAGTTCGTGATCGTGATGCCAGCCGTCAGGGAGCCATCCCGCGACGTGTCGGCCTCGATGCCGAACTTAGCGGCCTCGGCCCGCGTCTGGAACCCGACCGCGAGCGGCGTCACGATCAGGACCGGCTTGCCGGTGTGGCGGCGGACGTTCTCAGCCCAGACCAACTGCATCGGCGTCTTGCCGAGTCCGCAGTCGGCGAGGATCGCCCCCCGGCCCTTGCGGATGGCCCACTCGACTAGCGTTCGCTGGAACCCGAACAGGAAGTCCGGCATCCACACCGGCTCGAACCCATCGAAGCCGTCGAGCTGTGTCTTGCGCTCCAGGAACGCGGCGTAGGCGCTCACGAGGCCACGTCCCACAGCGGCACGGCCTCACCCGTCGTGACCTCGGCCACCCGGTAGCGATTGAGCCCCGTGTCGTCCTTCCAGCGGATGACGTTGTGGCCCGCGTCCCGTAGGTCGGACAGGCGAGCGGTGACGTTGGCGATGTGCAGGTCCACGCCGATCTCCCAGGTCGTGCTGCCGGGGTGGTCGCGCAAGTAGCGGAGGATGCGGTCGGCGTGGGTCATCCCTCGACCTCCGGGAGTCCGTGCCGTTCCGCGAAGTCGGCCAGCCGGAACACGATCAGTCGCTCGCCGCCGCGTCCCGGCTCGACCCAGACGAAGCCCGGCATCTCCGCGCCGGACCCGATGCGGGCCAGCTCGGAGGCCACGAAGCGCAGGGAAGGCGCAGTCGCCAGCTTCTTGACCTGGAGTCGGGCGTAGCCGGGCATCTCGACATCCCACGGCAGCCCAAGCGGCCCCATCTTCTTGCCGCCTAGGTGACGGGCCACCACGAGCTCGGCAGCGTTCCCGCGTGACCGCGAGTTGCGCCCGCGGCGGGAGGTCGCATCGTCGCGGACCTTGCCGCAGCGCTGGCAGACAATCCCCGACTGGCGACCATCGGTGAAGTCGAGAACCATTAACCACTCGTGTCGGCGGCAGACCTTCGCGGGTGCCGCTCCGGGGTTGGCCGCGGACGGGTAGTCGAACGGGAGGTCGTCAGTCACTTCAGGCCGCCCGCGATCAGCGCGCGTTCCTCGTCATCGAGCGGCAGCATCGGCACCGACTCGGCCTCGACCACGGCGCCTTCCTCAACAGGCTCCGGCTCCCAAGTCAGCAGCTCATCGAGGAGCGCCTGCCGCTGGGCATCGGTCAGCTCGGTGCCGTCCGGGAACATGCCCTGGCGAACGTCGGCGGCGTACTTGGCCGGGATGCCGTGGTCCTTCAGCGCGGCGACGAACGCGGCCTTTGACATCCCCGATGTCACGGCCTCGCGGGCGGCGGCGGCTCGTTCGGCCAGCGACGGGCGGGCGACGGGCTCCGCAGCCGGAAGGTTTATGTCCCACCGTTCCTCGATGACCGGGGCGGCCACGTCGAAGGCGCGGCGCAGAGCCATGACCTCGGCGACCTTGACCGCCATCTCCGGCGCGAACTTGGCGTTGCCGCCCTTCTCCGGGTAGCGTCCGCTGTAGGTGAACGGACGGCTCATGTCCTTGCGGTACACCGAGCACGAGGCCCGCCAGTAGCCGTCTGCCAGGATCGGGTCCGTCGTCTCGATGCCGTCAAGCTCCTTGGAGCGATGGGCGACGTGTAGCAGACCGTCACGGGTGATGTACGGCTTGCCGTCGATCATCACAAGGTGCTTGAGCATGAGGTCGAGCTCGTACCGCTGCGCGATGTTCAGCGCCAGCTCGCGCTGCTCGGGACTCACGCGGTCCAGCCCGACCGCGCGCAGTAGCGTCAACTCGCGCGGGTCCGTGACCGAGGGAACGACTTCGATCGCCATGTCCTACTCCTTGTCCAGCGTGACGCGGAAGGGTCGGAAGCCCTGCCTGACCGTCGTTGCGATCCCGACGAGGGCCTGTGCCTCTGTCTCGGGAAGTTGCCGCAGAAGGCCATCGGCGACCGACTTCCAGTCGACCTGCTCCGATGACTTCGTCTGCCTCCAGGTGACGCGGAAGCCCTGACCCACGAGGGTCGCGACCTCGCCCATGCGGGCCTTGATGGCCGACTCGATGGCTTCCTCGGTGGACTCCAGCGCCTTGCGGTCGGCGCGCGTCGCGAGTAGCGCCCGGACGGCCTCGGCGATATCCGCATCGGCGACCATCTCGGAGCCGTCGTCGGACGGGTGATCGCGCCGGATGCGGGCGGCGTCACGGGCGAACGGCCCGCCGGCGGCAAGCCGCGCGCGGAAGCCTTCGGCCACCACGACGAGGTCCGCGAAGAGCGCTGGGTCGGCCCGCTGCTCGAAGATGGCGAAGTCGTCATCGCCTACCAGCACGGCCACGTCGGCGACGGGGAAGCCCGTGATGCCGAGCTGCCAGGCCACCTGCGCCTCGATGTCCTGCGGGATGCCGTCAGCGAAGCGCGTTCGGCTGGGTGTCCGCTTGGCTTCCACCAGCCGACGCTCGCCCCGCACTCCGAAGTCCGGGGACGCGGCGGCCCACTCGATGTCGTCGTGGCGGACCATGCCGTGGTAGCGATGGATGCGGCGGCCGGTGCGCCGCGCGTATTCCTCGCCGATCAGGTCCTGGACGGCAGAGCCGACGCGCATCCGCAGGCTCGACTCCTGTCCGACGCCGGTCAGCTTCTCTTCGGCGAGGTCGGCCTCGCAGCGGTACGGCGACAGCCCCAGCAGGACCGCGATGTCGGTCGCCGTGACGAGGCTACGGCGCGCCTCAAGCCACGCATCGGACCCCTGTTCCAGCGCCAGATGGACGGCCATCAGTAGCTCCCCGCCATCCGGTCCCACAGCTCGGCGGACCGCTCTTGGCAGTCGGCGCACTCGGGATCGGGCTCGTCGTCATGGGCGGCGTGGGTGCCCTCGATGGCATCCAGCGCGGCATCCTCGGCCTCGGTGTAGGGCGTCATGGAATCTCTCGGGTGGTGGCGAGGCGCGCGAAGGGCGGCGCGGGCGCGAAGCTCGTGCCAGCGGCGCAGCAGAGCGACCTCGTCGGCGAGGGCGACCCAGTCGGGAGCGACTGTGCCGGATGGTCCGTCCACGCAATCCCCGGTGTGGCGTCGATAGCACCATGACTCGTGGTCGGGTGTGGCGTCGTCGGCGGTCAGCGGCTTGCTCACGCCGGCACCGGGTAGGCGTAGTGGTCGCCCACCGCCAGGTCCGCGCCGCCGTACATCGCGTCCGCGAGCTTGGCCTCGGCTCGCAAGGCGATGCGATCCAGCAGCACGGACAGGTCCGGCTCGGTCCGCTCCAGCAGCTTGCGATAGGCGCCCAGCGCGGCGGCCACGACGTGCGCCTCGGCCCCGTCGAGGGTGATGGTGATGTGGTCCATGTCTTCGTGCCTCAGTGCCGCAGTGCCAAGGGATGCAGGGACCGGGAGAGGCACTACCTCCCGGTCCCGCAGTCGCTACCCTTCGGCAGCGGGGGTGCCGACCTGGACTAACGGCCGCTGGTCAGTTACAGCGGCGTCGGCGTGGGGCCTGACCGGCCCGAAGTGAGCAGGACTGGGTTCCTGCCCACGTCGCGCGGGTGAGGCGGGGGTCCATGTGACGCCGTGCATCCGAGCGCACCCGTCCACGGGGCACGGCGCGGGCTCGTAGCGGCCGGCGAGGCTGGTCACGACGTGGTCTCCTGCGGCGAGCAATCCCAATGGACTTCGAGGGCGACTGCGTTATAGGCCCGGCCGTCGTCGCGGCGGGTCCGCGCGTCCGGGTCATCTCCGGGGCCGAGCATCACGAGGGCCGTGTAATCCCCCTCCGCGAACGGGACGTGACACGCCGGGCACTCCCGACCGATGCCGGGATGGCTCGCAGACTTAGGGCCGAACTTCCGGCTCACGGGGCGTCCTCGGACCACACGTACTCACCACCGAACCCCGCGCGTCGGTCGTCGCCGCATCCATCGCAGCGGTACTCCCAGAAGGGCTCGGCCCAGCCCCACGCGCCTGTCTCCATCAGCGTGTCGAATGACGGGCGCCGGCACGTCCACGTCCCGCCGTGGCGCTTGCGGCAGCCGAAGCACCATCGCGGGTCCTCGCGCTCCGTGGCGACCGTCTCCAAGGGGACACCGCAGATAGCGCCGCTCACGGCTGCATCCCCGCCAGCCCGCTCAGGGTCGCCACCACGACGATCCACAGCAGCGGCACGGCCAGCACGGCGCCAGCGATGTCACGCCGCGAGAGCCGGACGCCCATCACGGTCATCGGTCGGCCCACTCGCCGAGGCCCGCATCAACGAAGGGCTGCGTGAGGCGGTCGAAGTGCTCCGTGCTGATGAGGTCACGGACCACAAGGCCCAAAGCCGCGTCCCCAGCCGCGTTCCAAGCCGCGTTCCAAGCCGCGTCCCCAGCCGCGACCCCAGCCGCGACCCTAGCCGCGACCCTAGCCGCGACCCAAGCCGCGACCCAAGCCGCGACCCTAGCCGCGTCCCCAGCCGCGTCCCAAGCCGCGTCCAGTCGTCGGATCTGCTTGGGTGTCATGGCCCGCACCCGCTCGAGGAGCGCCGCCACGGCCTCGCCGTTGGGACCGAGCGCCATGTGCGCCGGCAGTTCCTCGACCACCCGCAGGGCCGACACCGCCCGCTTGTTGGGCAGGTCGCTCGCCTCGATCGCACGCCCGACCGGCTCCACCCGGAACAGGCGGCACGGCCACGAGAAGCCGGTGCAGTCGGCGGGTTCCACGCTCACAGACAGGTAGGTGGACGGGTCGTCCTTGACCCGCTGGTCCGGATGGCGGATGACATCGCCGGACACCAGCGCGGCGGCATAGTCGATGGTGCCGCTGAAGAAGTCGCGGCCATCTGGCCGGGTCGCCTTGTAGTACCTAGTCATCGCTCAACCGGGAATACGCCGGCCAGCGCGAGCAGAGCGGCGGCTGGGGTGGCGCCCCTAACTCGGCGGTAGCGCTGGGACCACGGCCCGAGTAGGGCGTCGGCGGCAGCGGCGGCGGACCACTGGCCGTCGTCTGGATTGCGCTGGAGCGACAGGATCGCCCAGCCGTCCGGCATCGCGGCTTCAGCGGCAGCCCAAGCGGCGTCGAGGGTCATCACGACTCGCCTCCCAAGATGGCGAAGGTGGCGCCGACCGGGACGCAGAACGCGACCGCCAGCCCCAACAGGCCGAAGGTCGGCAGGACCCACGCGGCGACCATCACCCAAAAGGCGATGCCCAGCAGGAAGGCCACTGCGACGCCGGCGCGGCGCTCGGTCATGCCAGCACCCTGCCGGTGAAGTCGCGGGCGAGGCCGCGCTGCTGCCAGAGCGGAACCAACGCGTTGACATCGAGCACGCGCAGGTCCAGCCCCATCGCGAGGTAGGCGTCGTGGCAGGACTGGCACAGGGCGCGATCCCCGACCATCGGGATACGGGCCGTCAGGACGGCTTCGCGCGGACAGGGGTGTCCGGCGCTGGCGCACGGCTTCATGCCACGATCCTCTTGATGTCGATGCCGTGGCGCTCCAGCAGCCGGTACAGGGTCCGGCGACTGACGCCCAGCGAGACGGCGGCGGCGGTCATGGTCGGCGCGGCCTTGAGGGCGTCGCGCACCTGGCGCTCGGGGATGTCGATACGGTTCATGCGGCAGCGGCCGGAGTGATCTCAGGGTAGTTGCACTCGATGTACAGCTCGCGATAGCGCGGGTTGACGGTCATCTTCGAGACAAGAGTCTCGACGCCGTCCTGGATCATCCAAGTCCGGACGATGGTCTCGTACTCGTTGACTTCGGTGGCCGTGACCGCGAACGTCGTGATTGCCATCTTGTTCTCCCCTGTCTGTGCGGTGGTGTTCATGTCAGGACTATAGGCGCACCGCGCCAGTGTGTCAACCCCTATCGGATATTGGCAGGAAGATTGCCTAAACTCCGGCTAAACTAAAACGGCCCGCCTCCCGGTGAGGGGAGACGGGCCGAGGGCCGGGGGGATAGGCGAGGGTCGGGGCTACGGAGTCAGGACGCGGACGACAACGACGCCGGACCCGCCAGCCGCGCCCGCGGAGCCGGTCGTTGAGGTATTGCCGCCGCCGCCTCCACCACCGCCGGTATTCGCGGTGCCAGCGGTACGGCCCGTGGATGCCGAGGTCGCACCACCGGCCCCACCGCCGCCCGTGCCACCCGAGCCGCCGGTCGCAGGGCTATCGGCCGAGGCCCCACCACCTCCGCCGCCAGCGTAAACGCCCGATGCGCCGAACCCAGCGAAGGCCGCGACCGTGGTGCCTGCGCCACCGTTGCCGCCGTCTCCGGCCGCGTCGCCGTTCGCCCCGGCAGCCGATCCTCCGCCGCCGCCGCCGCCGCCGCCGCCGGTTGCGCCGGACACAGCCGCGCCGCCAGCGAAACCGAGCACCGTGGTCGCGCCGCCAGCGAGCGACTGACGGCCGCCGCCGCCGCCACCCTGAGCGCCGTCCGATGCCTCGACCTGCACACCAGCAGGCCCGCTGTTGCTGGAGATCCCCCGACCTCCGCCACCGCCGGACGCCACGACAGCGCCGAATTTCGACGCGCCGCCGCGCGCGCCTGACGAGGTCGTCCCGACCCCACCGTTACCGGCCGCGCCGCCCGTTCCGATCGTCACGGTCTGGCCCACGTCAACGAAGTATTTCGCGATGCTGATGACCTGCCCGCCGCCGCCGCCGCCGCCGGAGAAGTACCCGCCGCCGCCGCCGCCGGCTCCGACCACGATGACCTCGACCACGCCCTCGGCCGAGACAGTCAGCGTGCCGGACGTGGTGAAGGCGTGGTAGTCGTATCCGCCCGACGTGGTCTTGGTGCCGCCGGAGATTGTGGCAGGGCCACAACCTCCAGCAGGCTCAAAAGGGCCGTTCCAAACTGCCGCCCCCGTGGTGGCATCGACGCACATATAGACCGTGTCGGCCGTGACGTTGACCCACACGGAGCCGACCGCGTAGCCGTCGCCGGTATCGTCAGTCACCGCTGGCGCGACCGTGGCGTTGTACTTGTTGAGAACGCCCGAACCCGCCTCGGCTGCCACCTCCGCGATGGCCGCCTGCACGTCGGTCGACGCGATGCTGCCGGTCGGGGTGAACGAGACGGCCGAGGCGTCGTGCGCGTCGATCGTGTCGACGAGGTGCGCGACTGACGCCGCCAGCCCAGCCAGCGTCACCTCGTAGACGCGGATGCCCTGCGCCGACCCGATCAGGAAGCGGACGTAGGTGTAGCCCGTGGTCCCTGTGAGGGTGATGGCCACGTCCTGCGCGGTGTACGAGCCGGTGCCGGTGAACGTCGTGGAGCCGAGTGTGACCGCGCCCGTGAAGGCGCTCGACGTGGAGCCCTTGACCGTGATCGTGGCCGAGCCCGCGTTCTGCATCCCGACCCGGATGACCAGCGACGCCAGGACGACATCGACCGCGAGGGTGCCGCGCAGGAAGACGAGCGAGGCAGTCGTCACGTCGCCGCTGTCGGCGTAGTCGAAGGTCGTATCGCTGCCATCGTTGACCGCGAAGGCTGGCAGCCATACGGTCTCGGCAGGTTCGTCGAACCCGGCTGTGACGCCCCACCAGTCGCGGCTGGCGCTGGCGGTGGTGGCGGGGTTGTACGAGCCTGATGCGGAGGCCACGATCTGATAGACGAGTGACGCGGACGGATGTTCGGCCGTGTACAGATCGAACAGCTCGGTCCATCCCCCGCCAGGTGAGAACGTCGTGACCGAGTCGGCGTTGGCGGCCACCGCGCCGATGATGAGTGCCTGATCTCCAGCGGTCGGCGTCACGGAGCCTGTCGTGATCGCCGTCCCGGTACCGTTGGCCTGAGCGGACAGGTAGCCCGTCAGGGTCATACCGGACGCTTCCACGATCATGAACTGGCGCCGAGTATTGCCAGCGTAGGCGAACACGGCCGACGTCTCCGTGCCGGCGCTCACCTTGCCGTACAGCGCGATGCCGTCGGTGAACGCGCCGCCCGCCGGGTTGTCTCGCAGCCTCGTCCAGCCCGTGGGCGCCGTGGATGACCCGCCGTTGCGGATGGCGACCGCGATGACGATCAGGTTGCCGGCTGCCGGTGTGAAGTCCCACGAGAACGTGTTGGTGACGTTGCTCGTGCTGTAGCTGTCGACGATGACGACAGACCCGGCGCCGTTGGCCGGCACTTCCCACGCCCCGCCCTCGGCATCGTCGGCGTAGTCGGGCGCGACTGGCACGGCGCCCACGGTGGCATCGGGGTCGTAGCCGACGGTGGAGCCCAGCGCCCGCACGAGGCGACCGCTCGTTGTGATCTTCACGATGCCGTCCAGACCGAGGCGGTAAAGCCCCACTTGCCGCCGCAGATGTCGCCGAGGTCCGTGACCTCGACCCAATGCGTGCAGTTGACGCCGTTGTGCGTCGAGACGCTGAAGGTGAACGTCGTGCCCGTCGCCTGGTACTTCGTCGCATCCACGACGTAGCCGGTCGGCGCTCCGCTGTCGGCATGGACAAGGCGCGCCACGAGGTTCCGGGCCGAAGCCGAGTAGGTGACGGTCTGCACCGTCAGCGTCCCATCGCCCACGACGAGCACGCGGAGCCGGTTCTGCGCGCAGTCGCCCGCGTAGTCCACGCCAGCCCCGAACTCCGGGAAGTGCCACGAACCCTGATGACCCGGCGTCACGACGTCGGGGTAGGTGATGCCGGGGCGCAGGTACAGGACGTTTCCGAGCGTCGAGACGCTGGGCGTGCTGCCCGTCCCGCCGAGCTCGCTGAACGTCTGCGACGACGTCAGGCCGGTGCAGGATGCCGTCACGAGCGTGGTCGAGCGGGACACGTCGATGGTGTGCAGGTACGTCATATCGTCCTGCTCCGATACATCCGTGACCGTCCGGGACAGCACGCGCATCCAGGTGAACTCGGATCGGTACGGCTCGGGCCAGTGGGACATCTTGACCGGCACGCGCATCCCCTCTCGGATGGCGTTGACCTTCGCGCGGGACGTGTAGAACTGGAGCGTGGCGCGATGCTCCTCGGTCGAGGCGTCGGCCAGGTATCGGTTCGCGCGCTGGAGGGCCACGGGCTTCGTGTTGACGTTGATGGCCGGCATGTTGAGGTCGCGGGTGGTGAAGTTGGTCGCCGTGGTCGCGTTGCGGACAAGGACGTAGGACTCTTGGTACGGCACGAAGATGCCGGATGCGACCCGCGACGAGTCGATCGTGAACTCGACCGGCTCCAGCGTGACGGCAAAGGTGTTCGATCCGACCGCGCTCAGGTCGTTCGTCAGCCGATGCGACGACGTGTAGTTGGACCCGCCGGCCAGGTCGTAATACATCGAGTAGTCGCCGAAGGGGTACGGCCCGGAGCTCCCGTCGTGGGTCAGAAAGAAGTTCTTTCCCGACTGCTGGGCGGCATCGTTGTAGACCGCGAACGTCTCCTGGCCGAGGTAGTCGTTGGCGTCCATCGTCTCAGGCGACCCGCCCGTGACCATCGAGGTGTTCCCGATGACCTCGGTCTCTTGAGTGCTGATGACCCACTGGACGCGCGCGATATCCGTCTCGATGGGCCGGTCATTGTCGGCCCCGATGAGGATGCGCCGATAGAGCATGTTGTTCACGTCGGACAACTGGACTCGCCACTGACGCGCCGCCCCGGTCCGATACGGGCCGCGGATGATCTGACGCTCCGGCTGCGAATGACCGACGTAGATGCACGTCTGCGTCGCCACTTCCGCTTCCGTCTCATAGATGTAGAACACCCGCCAGCCACCTACGTCGAGGTCGCCATCGGGGTCGTCGATGATGAGCGACGAGATGCCGACAGCGCCTTCCTCGGCCTTCTGGGTCACGTCCAGTTGATAGGTGCGGCAGCGGTCCGTGATGTCCACGAAGGCGCTCGTGGTCGCGTTTCGCATGTAATAGCGGAGGCTCATACCGGCGTCGGTCCGTTCCCAGCGCCGCCGGCCGAGCCTGAGCCGTTGCCCGAGCGGTTCTGGTAGGTGATGCTGCGGGTGACAGTCGTCGCCGTGACGTTGACGTTGACGATGGGCGCCGGGATGCGGCCGATGGCTGCGACAGTGGCCGACGCGCCGCGGCGGGTGGCGGCCGACGTGAGGAACGACCCGGTCGTCGTCGCGCGCTTCGTGTCCGCCTGCGCTGCCGTGATCCCTCGCTTGCTCGTGTTGATGGCGCCGACCTGGTCATCCTTGGCAGCGTTGACCATCGCGCCGACGCGGCCCATCTCGGCCTTCAGCTCCTTATCGCTGCGGAACTGCCGCTTGTCCGGGTCGTTGTTCTGTGACGACAGTCCGCCCATCGCGTTCTTGCCGGGTACTGGCGGCTTGTTGAGTTTGGCGAGGCCCGAGATCCAGTCGGCCTTGCTCGGGATATTGGCGAGGTGCTTCCGCATCTGTGACTGGTCCGCTGCGCTGGCGGTGTAGTAGATCTGCGCGGCACGCTCGCCTTGCGTGAGCCCCTGCTGTTCCAGCTCCGCGCTGAGTGTCGTGTTCTTGACCCATAGCGGCGAGTTGACCGCACCGACCACAGCCGCTCCCAGAGCAACGCCCGCGATCCCGAGTGCCGCACCCGTCCCCAAGCCTGCGGCGGTACCAGCCGCGCCGGCAGCACCTCCGACGGCGCCTCCTGGAAGGCCGCCCGCCCCCACGACGTTGACCACGCCGCCGTTGACGTTGACCACGCCCGAGACGAGCTGCTTGAGCACCGCCCCGATGAGGCCGCCCGCGATGTTGGTGACGAGCCCGCCGGTCAGCTTGTTGACGGCCAGTCCCGCGACGGCCAGCGACTGGATGCCAGGCGGCAGGGAGTTGAACAGCTTGACGGCCGTGCCGATGACCTCGCCCGCAACCTTGGCCGCCGCGCCGATGGCCGGCGCCGCTTCCTTGGCGGCGCGCAGGAAGCCGCCGATGACCTCCGCGCCGGCTCGGATGTTCTCCTTGCTGAACAGGCCCGCGATGTCCCGGCCCAGGTCCTTGACGCCGGCCTTGACGGCTGGGTCCTGGAGGAAGGCCGACAGCTCGTCGGCGACGTTGCCGAGGGTCGGCAACAGGGCCTCGGCGAGGGAGCGCTGGAGGTCTTCGATGCTGTCCGTGAACTTGGCGACCTTGCCCGCCGTGGTCGCACCCTTGCCGAGGAACGATCCGCCGTACCGCTTGTCCAGGGCGGCGATGATGACGCTCTGCGCGCCGAGCGCATCGTTGTTCGCCAGGTGCGCGTCGATCTGCTTCTGTTCAGCCTTGGTCAGGATGATGCCCTGACGTCGCAGCCGTGCCATCGCCTTGGCAGGGTCGGACAGCGCCTTGCCGACGGTCTTGATGGCCGAGTTTAGGTCGGTCCCGAGCGCCGTGGACAGGTCGAGCGCGGCCTTCAGCGACGGCTCAAAGGCATCCTTCCCGATGGCCGTGAACGTCAGTAGAAGGTTCTGGCCGGACTGGATGACCTCGTCGCCGACGGTGGCGTTGAGTGCTTCGTACTTCTCCGAGAGGTTCCGGACCTGCTCGGCGGTGACGCCGGCCGCGCCGCCCGTGGACTTGATGACGGCCTCGGTCTGCGCCGTGGCCTGTTCGAGCTGCACCAGCGAGCGGAGGCCGAGCGCCACCTGCGTCGCCAGGATGCCGACGCCGACCGCGGCAAGGCGCGCGCCGTTCTTGATGCCGGTGCCGATCTGCTGGCCGGCCTGATACCCGCGCGATGACGTCCGGGATACCTTGCCGTCGAAGGTGTCGAGGGACTTGCCGGCCTTGCCCAGGCTGGACGCGAAGTTGCCGGCGAGGCTCAGGTCTACGACGAGCTTGGCGGTATCCGCGAGACCCATCTAGGCCACCTACTAGCGATTGATGTGACGCAGGGACGCGCTGTACCGTTCGTCTTCAGCGCGCTGGTTCTCGCGGAGCAGCACCCCGAAGAACTCCTCAGTGAGCAGTTGGCGAGCTGCCATCCACTCACGGAAGCTCATGCGCTCGGAGCCTCCGGCGCCGTAGTAACGGTCGACGATGGCGATCGCCGCCGCTTCGTCGAACCCGCGGAACGCGAGGTCGGCTGTGGGCCAGCGTCGATCGACCCAAGCTGCGAGGCTCGCTTGAGTCGTGCCCGTAAAGGGGCGAGGATGTCTTCGGCGTACAGGTCGTCGGCACGTTCCGCGACCGCCATCCCTCCCTTCCCGTAGGGCAGACGGTCGGACACGTTGGCCGCGTTGACGGGGAGCGGATCGCCATCGGCATCGACGAGGTTCCAACCGACGATACCGTGGCCGATCCAGATGCGGGCGAGTAGTTCCTGGAGCCGGATGGCGTCGCCTTCGGACTCCGAGATAGCCGCCTGGGCCGCCATCCCGCCCGTCATGGACAGGTGGCGGGCCAGGTAGACCTCATCCTCATCGTGCGGCGTGCCTTCGCATCCGCATGGGCCGATGGGGACTACGACGTGGTCGTTCACTTGGTGCCCTCGCTTTCGGTACTACAAACTAGCCAACGTGTTGACCACGACGGCCCGGATGGCGTACGTCAGGGTCGAGTCATAGAAGCCGCGATAGGTGAACGTGATCGTGGAGTTTCCGCCGAGCTCGCCATCTACTGCCGTCCGGAGCCGAGTGGGGATGCGGATGGACTGGCTGTACGGGGTCGAGCCGGTGATGATCTCCGGGCTCGTCGTCTTGATCTCGATGTACCGGCTGGGAACCGGCGTGACCTGGAGCGTGGCCCGCTCGGCGATCGTGGCGGCCGTCTTGGCGACCACGATGGTCACTTCGATCTCACGCGCTCCGCGTCCGTAGCCCGCGAGCTGGAAGCGCGAGTTGCTGCCGTTGGCGAACCGCTTGCGGTCGAGGTTGTTCCCGATGCTGACCGTCACGCCGTGGATGGCGTCAACGAGCTTGGTAGTCCCCATCGACGCCGCGACGCTGTCCAGGTAGACCTCGGTGTCAGCGCCGTAGACCCACTGGGGGGTGTCATCCGGGACGAGCCCGCCGGTGAACCCGGAGACATCCGCGCGGGCGTAGACGAGGTCCGCGCTGACCTCGAAGGCCGACAGGTCGTCGCCGAACGAAAGCTCCAGCGAGTCGATGACGCCGCCGCCCGCGTTGATGACATCGGTCGAGTAGTCGTCGCCCCACTGATCGGTGAAGTATGCGAAGTCGTCGGCGGTCAGCGAGGCCGCCTGGAAGACCCACGTCTTGGCCGTGCCGCCGGTCGGGCTGACGCCGCCCTTGACGGTGCCGGCCCACAGGTACGGGGCGTCATCGAAAGCGAGATTGCCTTCCCAGTTGCCCTCGATCCCGGTCGGTCCGTTGAACGGCGCGAGGATGGGGTCGAGCGAGCCGACGTCCACATCCGGGTCTGTCCGTGCCGGGTCGATGGTGATGGCACCGCGGTACGGCAGGATGCGCGTTGCCGGGGAGTTGGAAGACAACGAGAGCGAGTGTCCGACCTGATGCTTGCGGAACCTGGTGAAGCCGCTGATGGGCACTTGGGATACCTCCTGCCCTTTCGCGGGCATCAAAAAACCCGCCGACTTGGCGGGTCATCGGCCGATGGAAACAGGGAGACGGGCTAGAGCCGTCCCTCCTGCGCTACGGTGCCGCCGAACGTGAACACAGCGGCTGAATAGAAGGTGCCCTCAGCGTCGAGCTCGACATCCTCGATGGACGTCGGCATCGTCACGGTCTGATTGCTGATCGCATGAGGCCGTGCGGTGCAGTAGTCCAGGAACGCATCCACGAGCACGTCCATCGCGTCGGCCTGCTCACTGACGACTTCCGAGAGACGGGCGACGAGGACGATGGTCGGAGCCATCGTTCGCTGGCGGATGGTGGTCCCGGTGTGGACGATGGACTCAGGCATGGACCCGACATAGCCCGAGAGCTTGTCCGGGAAGGTGGCCGGCCGCCGCGAGTAGACGTGGTGCAACAGCGTCGGGTTGGCGGTCTGGAACCCGGTGAGCAGGGCGTACAGGCCGGTCCGCGTGTTGGCTCGGAAGGTGGTCGCCATCAGGCGGCGTCATTCCAGGCGGCTACTACGGAGTCGGTGACGCCGGACCGCTCCATCGCCTTCTTCGCACCGGGGAGCAGGTACGGGGTCGCCCTGCGTCCCTTGACGGAGCGAGCGTAGCGCCACGATGCCCCCTTGCCGCGCCCGGTCAACCGAGAGCCGCTAGCCTGCCACGCCAGTAGAGGCGCCCGCTTCGGTACGATCTTCCGCTTACGGGGGCCGTACAGGCCGGTGCCCTCTTCGACGTAGCGGGCATACCCGACGCCGTTCATGCCGCCGGCCACGATCTGCGCCGACTTCTCAGTGACGGTCCCGAGCCGGATGGACCCTTCCAGGTTGGCCGTCTTGGTGAAGTCTCGGCGCGCGATCTTCCTGGCCTCGCCCACCCCGAGCTGCGCCACCGTGCCGAGCAGCTTCTTGGTATCGCCGATGGCCCGCAGTCGCTTGCGGAGGGCGTCGTCGCCCTTCAGCGCGGTCATATCGTCACGACGTGGTCGGTGAGCCGCCACAAGTCGATGAGGTCGCGCACCTCGGGCGGCAGCTCGCCGTAGTTCAGGACGTTCCCCTCGGGCGTGATGGCGACGTTCGCCAAGAGCGAGTCGGGTCGCTTGTAGTAGTAGCCCGCCATGATGAGCGCGTTGAACTTCCACTGTGGCGGTACCGTCGTCCAGCCCCACAAACCCGTGATGACGAGGTCGTTGGGCAGCCCGCTGCGTCGCAGGTTCCAGTACGGGCTGTCGAGGTTGCGATCGAACCACTGCGGATTGGAGCGGTAGTCGTATGTCCCGAACGCCCGCAACTGGATGC